CAAAATTTGATGGTGACTTGGAGAGATGGTAAACTATTAGCAGCTCGTAATAAAAGTCAATTAAGAAATAAAGGTAAGGGAGCTATGGATGCTTTGAGTGTAGCTCGTAAGTTTTCGGGTAGGGGTGATATAAAAAATGCTTTTGTGTTCGCTATGAAGGATTTACAAAAAGCGGTGGGTAAATTAAACGATAAACAACGAAATAAAATCTTTGGTGAAGGTTCAAATTTTATGAATTTGGAGATTATTTATCCAGCTACTTCTAATATAATAGATTATGACCAAACTGTTTTACAATTTCACGGAGCTATCCGATATGATGATAGTGGCAAACCAAAAGGTATAGTACCAGGTTCTGGTAGGATATTACAGGGTATGATAAAACAAGTTAATCAGGATATACAAAAGAAGTTTAGAATTATTAAACCCCAAATAGTATCCGTTCCGAAACAACAAGACTTTGGAAAACGGAGAGAATATTATTTTAAGAAATTGGACAAACTTAAAAAACAATATGGGTTGAAAGATACGGATACTTTAGGTATGTATCATCAGAGTTATTGGATGGAATTTATTAATAATGCTTCTAAACAATACACGTATGCTGTACCTAATAAAGTATTAATGAACTTAACAAAACGTTGGGCATTCGGTGATAAGTCTTATACAATACAACAGATAAGAAATGATATAGATAATGAAAGATTTTTGGAGTGGGTTTTATCAACAGATAAAATGGATGTGGAAAAGAAACAGAAAGAAAACATGAAACCGTTTGAAGTATTAATTTTTGAAGTTGGAGCTGAGATACTAAAGAATATAGGTGGATTTCTATCAGCAAGTCCTGAGAGAGCAGTTCAAAAAATAAGAACTGATGTAATTAAATCAATTAAGGATGTTAGAAAAGGTGGAGATTTGAAAAAGTTAAATAAACTAAAACAACAAATATCAAAATTAAATTCAATAGGTGGATTCAAGGCAATTGTTCCGGCAGAAGGAATAGTGTTTAAGTACAGAGGAAAGACATATAAGTTTACAGGAGCATTTGCACCAATTAATCAAATAACAGGTTTAATGACTTTTTAGGAGTAGGTTATGAATGAACATGATAGACACGTAAGGGCAAGAAAAGAAATCTTGGCTGGTGGTATACCTGAGAAAAGAATAATGGTGGCTGTAGAAGATAAAGAATTTATTGAACAACGTAAACAGGAAAAACGAGTAGAACAAAGAAAAGCGCTTGACAGGTTAGAGGCTACGAAAGATGCCAGGACACCCTGGTTTTGTCCTAGCTGTGAAAAGGTAATGAAGAAGAATCTTGATGATAAGATGTGGAGATTATATGGTCATTGTTTTGATTGTCAAGTGGACGTAGAACACAGAATGAGATTAGATGGTACGTATGATGTTTGGGAAAAGGATAAAATAAAAGCAAATAAGAAATCATATATAGATGATATGGAAAGAATGGTAGTAGAATGGAAGAAATTAACGGAGGAAACTCCACAATTTCATAATCAAATAGCACCTGATGGATATACAATAGACTCGGAAGATTGGAAACAAACAGAAGAAAATAGAGAATTTTTGAATAATCTTGCTGATAATACCTTAGAATATCTAAAAAATATGAAAGAAAAACTTTAATGGATATTTATATATAGAGGAATAATATGAGAAAGCCTTTACGGACACGAGACAAATACCCTGATGAAACGTGGGGATCGTATATTCATAGAGTATTGAAAGGTATAGCTCTTGATGATCGTGGTAAGGATTATATTGTAAATAACGAATTTATATTTGAACTTATAAAAATCGTACATAGTTTAAAAGGATTAGCTATGGAACAAGCAACTTTTTGTGGTTACGATGAAGAAGATATAGAAGATATTTATAATTATGTTTTAGAGAGTTTGGCTACTCTGAAACCGTTAAAAAAAGTAATAGATGGTGTATGGGCAAGACATGATTTATATGGTATAAGTTTACCAAATATACCACCGAGACATAATGAGAGAACTTATACTCTTAATGAAATAATGAAAACTGTAGGATTAAAACCTGCAGGTCCAGCAGGATAGAGAAATATAATGAAAGTAACAAAAAATGAATTAGTAGATGTAGTAAAAGAAGCCATTGAAGATGGCTGGTTTAGTGAAGTAACAGAAGAGGTATTAAATGATGAGATAGAAATGGGTCATTTAATAAGAGCTTTTGTATCTGAACTTAAAAAGAAAAGGGTTGTACGGGGAAAGAAAGCTAAACTAAAGGTAGTGTGTCCAAAAGGAAAGAAATATGTTCCTGGTCGTAGACAATGTGTAAGAGTAGCTGGTATTGAGAAGTACAAAAAGAAAAGAGGGGCTAAGAAAGCTGCTAAGAAAAGAAAAAGAAAAATGTCTAAAATTTTAAGAAAAAGAAAGAAATCTATGAAAGTAAGAAAATCTAGAGGATTGAAATAAAATTTTTTGTAAGTAAGTAATGTATATACATATATATAATAGAGGAGAAAACTAATGGGTGAGTATACAACTGGTGATGGTACTGGTACTATGTACCAAATAGGTTGGATAGATAGAACCAAAGGTCAAAGAAAACAAGGTAAACATAATAGAGAAGTAACAGTAGGTCCTAGTGAAACTTACGATGCTACAGGTTCCAGAGCAGGAGTTTCTGGTTTTCTTGTTGTTTCATCTTCTCATGTAACTATGTCTTTGTCATCTGGTGGTGAAATAAGAGGTGCTGATGTAGATGTAAAGAGTCAATATGACATTGGTGTGTCAAAAGCTGAAGTTGGAACTGTTGGTATTGTAAAATTACTATATTCAGAATAGATGAGTGACGATAAAAATCTAAAAAACATCATAAGAGAAGAGTATGCAAAGTGTATATCTAATCCAGCATATTTTATAAAAAAATATGGAGTTATACAACACCCGATAGAGGGTAAGATACCATTTTTGTTATATGACTTTCAAGAGAAAACTTTAAGTGAGTTTATTGAACACGATTATAATATTGTACTAAAGGCCCGTCAGTTGGGAATGTCTACTTTGGTAGCAGCTTATTCATTGTGGTTAATGACTTTTAGAAGTGATAAAAATATTTTGGTTATTGCTACTAAACAGGATACAGCTAAAAATTTGGTTACCAAAGTTAGAGTTATGCACGCTAATCTACCTTCTTGGTTAAAACAGCCGTGTGTAGAAGATAATAAACTATCTTTAAGATATAAGAATGGTTCACAAGTAAAAGCTGTGTCTAGTAAGGAAGAGGCTGGTAGGTCAGAAGCATTGTCATTACTGATATTAGATGAAGCAGCGTTTATTGAAAAGATTGACCAAATTTGGACTTCTGCCCAACAAGCACTTGCTACGGGTGGTAGATGTATAACGTTATCTACTCCAAATGGTGTAGGTAATTGGTTTCATAGAACTTGGATGGATGCTGAGGATAGTGTTAACAAATTTAATTATATAAGATTACATTGGTCGTTACATCCAGATAGAGGAAGTGAGTGGAGAGAAGAACAGGATAAATTGTTAGGACCTTCATTAGCAGCCCAGGAATGTGATTGTGACTTCATAACTTCTGGTCAAACTGTTATAGATGGTACTATTTTAGAGGAGTATAGAAATACTCAAGTTCAAGAACCTATTGAAAAAAGAGGTATTGATAGTAATTTATGGATATGGGAACCAGCGAATTATGGTAAAGATTATATAGTTAGCGCTGATGTAAGTAGAGGAGATGGTAGTGACTTTTCAGCTCTTCACGTTATAGAGGTAGAGGGGTTAGAACAGGTTGCTGAATATAAAGGTAGATTATCAACAAGAGATTTTGGTAATCTTTGTGTTAATGTGGCTACGGAATATAATGACGCATTATTAGTCATAGAAAATAATAATATTGGTTGGGCTACTATTCAACAAGCTATTGATAGAGATTATCAAAATTTATTCTATACATCTAAAGATTTAAAATATGTTGATACTAAATATCAAATGAGTAATAAGTATAGAATAGCTGAAAGGAATATGGTACCTGGTTTTACAATGTCAATGAAATCACGACCTTTAGTTATAGCTAAATTAGAAGAATTTTTTAGAGAAAAGTCAGTTATTGTTAAGTCGCAGAGGTTGGTGGATGAACTTTTTGTATTTATATATAATGGAATTAAGGCCGAGGCTATGGTGGGATACAATGATGATTTAGTATTAAGTTTTAGTATAGGTTTGTGGGTAAGAGAAACAGCTTTAAGATTAAGAGCAGAGGGTATTGAATTATCTAAACAGGCTCTTAGTAGTATCAATATTCCTGAACCTGTAAAAGTTCCTACTGGAATTAAAACAGATTATTGGGAATTGGAAGTCGGTAATGAAAAAGAAGATTTAACTTGGTTAATTAAATAGAGGAAAAAATGGCAGACACATCATTAAGAAGTAGATTATTACGAATGTTTAGTGCGAATGTAATAGTTCGTAATGTTGGGGGTCGTAAATTAAAAATTGTAGATACAGATGAACTACAATATATGGGTAAAAATAAGTTAGTAGATAGATTTCAACGTTTACATAGTGGTACGCGTTCTGGTTATGGTGGAGTTGGTATGTTGACTAAAGCTCTGAGGTTAGGTTTATTTAAAGATTATGAAGCAATGGATAATGACCCGATTATAGCATCTGCTTTAGATATTTATGCTGATGAATCTACTATGAAGAATGAATACGGTAGTGTACTTGAAGTTCATAGTGATAATCAAAACATTAAAACCATATTACATAATTTATTTTATGATATATTAAATATAGAATTTAATTTATGGCCTTGGATTCGTAATATGTGTAAGTATGGTGATTTTTATTTACAATTAAATATTGATGATAAGTATGGTATTATGAATGTAACACCTTTATCTGC